TTCTTTTGTTGAAAAGACAGACCTCCAAATAAGGGCATTTTCTTCTTCTGGCGCGTCAAATGTGTCTGCTGAATTTGAAGGCATCTACATTAAGAACCCCGACTAATTATGCCAAGCAAATCACCTTCCCAGCATCGTTTGATGGAGGCGGTTGCGCATAATCCTGCGTTTGCCAAGAAAGTCGGCATCTCTCAGAAAGTTGGCAAAGAGTTTGTCAAGGCTGATAAGCAAATGGCTGACGGCGGAAACGTAAACGCCGCTGGCAACTACACCAAGCCTGAGCTGCGCAAGCGTATTGTGAGTCAAGTCAAATCTGCTGCAACGCAGGGCACTGGAGCAGGCGAATGGTCTGCTCGCAAGGCGCAACTTGTGGCAAAGAAGTACAAGGCCGCTGGCGGCGGGTATAGGGACTGACATGAAGGCACCGCAAAAATCTTTGAGCGATTGGGGCAAACAAGATTGGACAACCAAGAGCGGCAAAAAATCGTCTGTCACGGGCGAGCGCTACCTTCCAAAGGCTGCAATCAAGAGCCTGAGCCCTGCCGAGTACGCCGCGACCACAAAGGCTAAACGAGTTGGCAAAGCGGCTGGCAAACAGTTTGTAGCCCAGCCTAAAAAAATTGCACAGAAAACCGCTAAATACAGGTTTTGACTATGACCAAAAAAACTCCATCAGTAGTTAAATCTTTAAAAAAAGCTGGTTTTTATGAGCCGTCTAAAAGCAAGCCTGAGCGGGTCAAGATTATCAACAATGTGACGACCAAGCCTCAGCGGCTAAACATGGTTGAAAAAATGTTTTCAGACAAGAAGCTCAAGAGCGGTGGCAATGTGTCTCTTGCTGTTGGGCGGGGTGAAAAACTTCCTGTCGAAAAGGGCGCTGGACTGACCGCAAAGGGCCGCGCCAAGTACAATCAAGAGACTGGTTCAAACCTAAAAGCACCGCAGCCGCAAGGGGGCGCTCGCAAGGATTCTTTTTGCGCTCGGATGTCTGGTGTGGTTGAGCATTCAAAAGGTGACGCACCACGCGCTAAAGCATCGCTGAAGCGGTGGAACTGCCCCGGCTGGTAAGGGAACAACAATGGCATATTCTGGCACCACAGGTACGACCGTTGTAACGGTTCAAACGCTGATTGACCACGGTGCTCGGCGCTGCGGGAAGTTGGCTGAAGAGCTGACCTCAGAGCAGGTCCTGAGCGCTCGCGAGTCGCTGTTTTTCCTGCTTTCCAACCTAATCAACATTGGCATCCAGTATTGGGCCATCAGCAAGAAGGTCTACGGCTTCACAGCAGATAAAGCAACGTACCTGCTGCCCCTTGGCGGCAACGACGTGCTCAACGCCTTGTACCGGTATTTAAACCGCCCTGACGGCAGCTACACAACATCCGCAGGCGGCACAGTGGACAATCTGTACGATGGTGATGTAGACACGGTATGCACTCAAAGCTCTGCAAATGGGAATTTTGCAGTTAACTTTGGCCCGTCCAACCCAATTTTTATTGGCTCCATTGGTTTCTTGCCTGCGGCGTCTGGCACTTGGTCAATCATCTACGAATATTCGCTAGACAACGTGAATTGGGCAACCTTGGTTGATCTTGGGTCCATCGCCGTGGTCGATAACGAGTGGGTCTGGACCGACATTGCCAATGGCCAGACCGTGCCCTACTACCGCATTCGGGCTTACAGCGGGACTACCCTGAGCCTGCGCGAGTTGTATTTCGGTAACAACAGCACAGAGATCACTATGTCGCGCCTGAACCGCGATGACTACACCAACCTTCCAAACAAGAATTTCACGGCTAATCAGCCGTTCCAGTTTTGGTTCAACCGCACCATTCCCCAGAGCGAGATCGTGCTTTGGCCAACGCCGCAGAACGCCTTCTATCAGATGACCATTTGGTACTCGCGCCAGATCATGGACGTGGGCGACCTGTATGGCGAGCTAGAGGTGCCACAGCGCTGGTACGAGGCCGTGCTGATGATGCTGGCTCATCGGATGAGCCTTGAGCTGCCCGGTGTGGACATGGCTCGCATTGGCTACCTCGAAGGCCAAGCTGAAAAGTACCTTGGTATAGTTGAGGAAGAAGAGCGCGACAAGTCGCCGATTTACTTTTCGCCCAACATTTCCGTTTACACAAGGTGACCGATGGCCATCTTTCTGGACACCCTCGGATACTCTGACATTGCAATTGCAATATGCGACCGCTGCAAGATGAAGCGCCCGCACGCCGTGATGCGCAACGACCCAAATTTTCCGGGTCTCAGGGTGTGCAACGAGGGCTGTGCAGATCAGCTTGACCCGTATCGGCTGCCAGCAAGAAAAACCGAAAAGATAACGATTCGGTTTCCACGACCTGACGCTCCGTTGAACGCTGGCGATAATTATTTGGTCACCGGGGGGATTACGAACGTGTTCCAGATCTCGACTGAGGGCAACACGCAAACGCCAACTTTGACTGGGAACAAGGACACTATTGCCCCGAACCCACCAGACAATACGAGCACATAATGTCCGCACAAGTAACCATCCTCCAACTCCCAGCCGCTGGTGCTATCACAGGCACTGAGGCGGTTCCCATTGTCCAAAACGGCGTCACGGTACAGACGACTACGGGGGCAATTTCCGCCTCGCCGTCGCAGCCTTACACCTACCTGACCGTCAACCAAACGCCTCAGTTGGCCAACAGCCGCTACGTTGGCGCAACCAATGGCCTGTCAATCACTGACGGTGGCGCTCAGGGGCTGTTCAATATCAGCTCCACAGGCGCTTTATTGTCACTGGTGAACTCTGGTACTGGCTTTCAAGTAAAAACGTCTGGAACGGCCATTACGCCCCGTTCCTTCACGGTTTCTGGGGCAGGCCTGTCTATCACCGACGGCGACGGCGTCTTGGGTAACCCAAACATCTCGTTGAGCGGAGCGCCCCTCAACCTTGCGAATCTTAGCGCCAACGGACTTTTGACCATTACCACGGCGGGCACTGTAGGTGCGGCCACCCTTCAGGGCACAGCAAGCCAGATTGCGGTGACCTTTGGAAACGCAGTAGGAGGCTCCCCAACTGTTGCCTTGGCTAACAACCCCATACTCCCCGGCGCGGCCAGCGTGACCCTGCCCGCTGGTGCCACAGCAGACCGCCCCGCCAGTTCTTTTGACGGGATGATTCGCTACAACACAGAAACTGATGTGTTTGAGGGCTACATCAACGGCGCTTGGGCTGCGTTTGCGTCAAATATTGACGTCAGTAGCTTTAGCGGCGGGACAACAGGGCTTACTCCTTCTTCTCCAACAACAGGGCCGGTTGTATTGGATGGCGTGCTTAATGTTTTGAACGGCGGCACTGGCACAGCGACTCCTTCCTTGGTGGCTGGTACAAACGTCACCATTAGCGGCACTTGGCCAGACCAGACCATTGACGCAAGCAATTCTGGCGGCACGGTCACCAGCGTCAGCTTCACTGGCGGCGTAGTTTCGGTGGCAACGGCCACCACAACCCCAGCGCTGACCGTGGCAGGAACCAGCGGCGGTGTCGTGTACTTTGACAGCGCTACATCTTGGGCCAGCAGTGCGGCGTTGGCCGCAAATGCAATTGTGCTTGGCGGCGGCGCTGGTGCGGCTCCAGCAACGACAACCACGGGAACGGGCGTGGTAACTGCCTTGGGCGTAAATACAGGCACTGCCGGGGCTTTTGTGGTCAACGGAGGGGCACTGGGAACCCCAAGCAGCGGCACAGTCACCAACATGACTGGGACTGCATCAATTAACATCAACGGTACTGTTGGAGCTACTACTCCAACGACTGGCCAGTTCACAACCGTGACGGCCACAACTGGAATCTTCGGAGGTACATTTTAATGGCTGCATCTGGCTTCACCCCTATATCGCTGTATCACAGCACTACGGCTTTGGCTGTCCCGCTTGCCGCCAATTTGGTTGCTGGAGAGCTTTCTATCAACACCGTGGATGAGAAGCTGTACTTTAAAAATAATGCAGGAACCGTCAAGCTGCTGGCATCAGCTACGGCATCTAGCGCTTCCGTCTCATCGGTTGCCCAGACGTTTACTGGTGGTATTGTTGCTGTTGCTGGTTCCCCCATCACCACAAGCGGCACCTTGGCCCTGACTATTGCGGGAACAAGCGGAGGAATTCCATATTTCTCAAGCGGAACTACTTGGGCAACTTCTGCCGCATTGACTGCAAGCGCAATTGTTTTGGGCGGAGGCGCAGGGGCCGCTCCCGCGACCACCACCACGGGCACTGGGGTTGTCACGGCCTTGGGTGTGAATACCGGAACGGCAGGCGCTTTTGTAGTCAATGGCGGCGCTCTAGGCACACCCAGCAGCGGGACTCTGACCAGCGCAACGGGCTTGCCAATATCCACGGGCGTGTCCGGTCTGGGCACCGGGGTAGCTACAGCGCTTGGGAATAACGCAAACACAGCAAGCGGCGTCCCAACCGGCAGCGGGACTGCCACGTTAACCAACAAGCGCATCGACCCAAGGACTTCTAGCACAGCATCAACAGCCACGCTGACGCCTGACATATCGTCTTTTGATCAGTTCAACCTGACCGCGCAGGCGGTGGGGTTGACCGTAGCTGCGCCTACAGGCAGTCCGGTGGACGGGAACAGAATTACGATCCGCATTTTGGATAATGGAACAGGCCAGACCATCTCTTGGAACGCAACCTACACCGTCATCGGTGTTACGCTTCCAGCGATCACCACCGCAAATAAAATGGTTTACGTTGGCTGCATCTACAACAGCACAAACACCCGTTGGGATGTGGTCGCAGTAACGACTCAAGCATAAGGAGCATGATATGAAAGTTGACTTCGAATTCACAACGGCCCACGGTATTTTTCGCGACGCTTTGCATCTACCTGACGGCCACACATTCACTGA